CCCACTTATCACCTCCATCCTCCCACCCCCATTTATCACCTCCATGCTCCCACCACCACTTATCCCCTCACCCCCATTATCATTTAAATTAGCATAATCCTTATTTACAGTTAATAAATCATGTTCATTATTAGTATAGCTTAGAATTAACAATTCATATTTACTTTTAATTTCATCATTTTTTAATTTAATTAATTCAACCAATCTCTTGATATCAGTTTCTTTAATATCAACAAAATTTGAACAATATTTATTGATATCTAATTTTAATTTATTTTCAAACTTATTAACAATACTACATATATAATTATTAATATCATTAATTTCATTTGTAATTTCTAACTTTTCTTCATCACTCATTTTATTTACACAGTTAATATTGGTATTGTAATTGATCTTTTCATAATAGTTGCGAAATAAATAAAAACTGTCAATCATATTCGTATAATCATTATATAATTGATCATTTACTTTTTTATTTTCCATTATAACCTCAATCTCCTCATCACTCAACTTTGTCTTGTTCTCAATAGTCAATTTAGACGACGCAAAATTCTTACGATCAGTTGCTGTTATATTTATTAAACCATTTATATCAATTGATATAGTTACATTAATAACTGGTACACTTCTAGGTTGTTTGGGAATATCTTTCAATATAAATTCACCAATTAAGAAATTTTCATGGATAAATTGACTCTCTCCCTGATATATCTTAACTATGACTTCTTCTTGATTATCCACTTCTGTCGTAAATTGTTTGGTTTTTGATATTGGTATCGTACTACCTCGATCTATTATTGATACAAATTGTCCACCAACCGTCTCTATACCCAATGATAATGGTATAATATCCATCAATATTAATTGATTGTTTGTTAATTTATAACCATATAATCCAGCACCAAATGATACAGCAGTCATTGGATTAATTATGTATTCATATTTATTATTAAAATATTCTTCCACTAATCTCTTAAAATATGGTACCTTTGATGTGCCACCAATCAAAATAATATTATTGATATCTGTTTTACTAAAATCAGCTATTTTTAATACCTTTTCTATCGGTATTAATAATTTATCTTTTAGTGATATCAATAAATTTTCATAATCTACTATTTTTAGATCAGTTTCAACACCATCAGACAATGAATGTTTAATTCTTTCAACATATTTAATATTCTGCTCGGATTTTTCCATCTTAAAATAATCAAATAATAAATTATTAACATCTTCCCCACCCAATAAATTATCCCCACTTGTTGCGATTACTTCGTATATATCCATATTGTCATCATCTTTAGAAGCAGTCAAAATAGATATATCAGTTGTTCCAGCACCAATATCAATAACCATTACATTTTTATCAAAGTTTCTATGATAATGATAATAAGTAATACAAGCAGCAGTTGGTTCATTAATGATTCTTAATAATTTCATACCACATAATGTGAAAGCATCTTTAGTGGATTGTCTTTGCTTTTCATTAAAATATGCGGGTACCGTTAAAATAATTTGATAATCGGAAGGTAAATTATTTAATGCTAAATGTGATTCTATAATTTTTTTAACCTTATTAAGAAGAAAAGAAGTTAATTCGACAATGGTATATTCTTTATCATTAATTTTAATTTTTTCACTACTCATTCCAATTAATCTTTTTAAATTTCGAATGATTGTCCATTCTTTATCATTAATATTTAATACATCGTTTCCTGCGATAATCATTTGATCATTAATAGCAATTAAAGATTTAATAAAGTCATTACCTTGATTATCTTTTATAATTTTAATTTCATTATTTAGATAGTATGATAAACATATATTGTTAGTTCCTAAATCTATTCCAATAATCATACTCTTAAAAATTAAAATTATATTAAAAATTTAACATAATTAATTAGAATATTCATCTATTATATTATTTTTTAATGATAGACTAAATTCTTCATTTATATATTTTTCTAAAATATCATCAGTAAAATCATTTAATAACATCTTACTTAATTCATCTAAATATCTATAATTACGATTATATTCATTATATAATTGATCTATTTTATTTTTAGTATCGTAAATATCAGAAAAATTATCACTAGTTGATTCTAAATATTTATCAAAGTTATGTAATTTTAATATCATTTTACCTAATTCAGCAGTAAATTCTGATTTTTTCATATTGACTTGTCTAATTAAATATTTATTTGTTCTTAAAATAAAGACATCATTTAATTTATGAAAAAGAAAGATCTTATACTTCATACATATTTTAATAAATTTATTAAAATGACGATCATGTTTACAATTAAATTCTATATATTTTATAGAAATATTTGAATTATCATAATCTTCATATAAATATTTTTTGATGTCTTTCATTCTATATGTATATATGTGTATATAATTTATCCAAAAAAACGCAATAGTTTTTCATCAAAATTATTATCCTTAGATAATACAAAGTAAACAATTAGATTTCCTCTATCAACTCCATCACCTTCCACCTTTGGCAATCCCTTATCCTCAATCAAATACTTAAACTTATGTCCGTCAAAATTATATTTAAAACAATCGTCAATCTTAATTGTTACTTCTTTTTCATCCAAATGTATAAAACTAAATACTATACCATTAAATAATTGATATAATGAAATTTCAAATCTTATAATTAAATCATTTCCTCTCTTTTTATATTTCATATTATTGGTAATATTAACATTAACAATTAAATTACCCAATGATGTATCAATAGTATCCCCCATATTATCAAAAATTACACGATCACCAATTAATGGTACTTTAACAGTTTCTTTAACTTCTTTATTATTTACTTTTCGCATATAAATAATTTCTTGTGATTTATCATTATAAACATCTTTCATATTGGTATTAATATTTAATTCAATATCTAATTTAGATTTTGAAACACTTAATTGATATTCTGATTCGGTTTCAGTAGATAATAAATTATTTGTTTTTAAATTACTCAGGATATCCAAAATATCATCAAATAAGATATTTTCTTTTTTAATTAATCCCATTATATTAATAATATTTTTTGGATTATTAAGAATATTTGTAAACTGACATTTCATTTTATTAAAATTAGCTATGGAATCAATCTTGGATATTATAGTTGTAAAAATTAAATTGATATTAACTGATTCATCTTTTGCTAGATTATCATACTTTAGTCTTTCTTCATCATTACTTAGAATTTCATAAGCTGTTTGAATTTCATGAAACCTCTTAACATCCGCTTTTGGATTCTTATCAGGATGAAATAAAAGAGCTTTTTCATGATATGCTTTTTTAATACTTTTTAAAGATGCATTCTTTCTTACATCTAATATTTTATATAGGTCCATTTAATAAAAAGTATTAGTTTAACTTTATATTTTAATATCTTTGTATTATTATAATATGTCACGATTGTTAAAAACCTTGAATAAGAATAATGATAATATTACCGTATCTGGTTTATCTGCTGGTGGTGGTAGAAGTTCTCAAAATGGTTTACCAACTCAAAATGGTTTGCCAACTCAAAATGGTTTACCAACTCAAAATGGTTTGCAGACTCAAAATGGTTTGCAGACTCAAACGGGTCTGCAGACTCAAAATGGTTTACCAACTCAAAATGGTATACCAACTTTAACAGGTATATCAACTTTAACTCAATCTTCAAAATTCAACCCCGACGTAGCCAATATGTATAATCACGCCAGTCAACTAAGAAATACCACCAAGTATACACAAACTAACGAAGGATACAAAACAATTATTAACGAAAAGATGCCAACCGTTGTAAAAAATCAGGATGATTTAAAACTAAAATATGAAAAATCAAATGATCAAGATGCTTTGTTAGCGGTTAAAAAGATGACTGAATTGAATCTAGAACGGGAACAAGAAAAAGCAAAATTAAATAAACAGATAGATCATAATAAAAAATTAGAAGAATTAATAAAGATTAAAAGAAAAGAAAGTACTATAGATTATCAAGCATCAACTCATGGTGAATTAAAACAAATGAGAATAGCACAGAATGATAAAATTAAATCAGAGAAAGAAAGATTTAATAATATTGTTAATTCATTGAATGACATTTTGAAATAATTATAATAATATTTTTATATTATTATATTATAAATGAGTAATATTAGAATTCCACAGTTTCCAAATGATGGATTTATAAAAATAAGTAGACCGGATGATCAATATAAAATTGAAGTTAGCGATACTCCTGACAATTGCCCAGGAGAACGACGAAGTTTAGAAAATGATATTGAAACCAAAAAGAGAGAAATTGCCCAATTACAAATTCAAATTCAAGAAGCTATAAATCGAGCTCAGGCCCATGAAGTTGAATTAGCTGCTGCTCGAGTGGCAGCTCCGGCTGATGTAGCTGCTGCTGTAGCTGCTGCTGTAATAGCAGCGAATGATGAGCGAGATGCTGTTGCTGCTCAGCGAGATGCTGTTGCTGCTCAGCGAGATGCTGTTGCTGCTCAGCGAGATGGAGCAGTTGCTGCTCAGGCTGCTGCAGTTGCTAATCTAATAGAAGCTGTTGGAGAGAGAGATGCACTTCGAGTCGAAATTGAAGTCCTCAACGCAAGAATTCAAGCGATTGAAGCTGATAATGGCGCAGAATGTGGTCGATTAGAAGATGAAATTGCTAGATTAAATACACGAATTGAATTAATACTAAGAGAAGATGGAGCTGAATGTGCTCAATTAGAAGAAGATAAAGCAGCTTTAGAAGCAAGAATTATTGAAATTCAACGTAATTATGATCAAGATTGTGAGTGGTTACAAGCAGAGAGAGATGGATTAATAATTGAAATAGGTCAATTAAGAGATGCCGCTGGTAATGTAGACCTCATTAATAATGTAGAGCAACTAAGATTAATAGACGAATTAAGAGCGAGAATAGCTCAGATTGAAGCAGATTATGCTAACGATTGTACACGGATGGATGGAGAAATTACTAAATATAAACGGGCATTATTTAATATATCAATAACTAAAAATAGTTCTCATGCGATTGATGTGGTGGTTGGTGATGAAGGAGTACCGTGCCCGAGAATATTTAATCCATTAGCACCAATATGTACGAAACAAAATACAATTAATAGAATAAAAGCATATGCTAAGAATATCATTTCATATGATGACGAGCTAGGTCTAAATTCCATAGAAAAGAAAAGACAGAATGAACCACTAGCCGATGATGAAAGATTATCTCTAGAACAAAAAAATCAAGCGGTAGCATATAGAATACAAATACCAGGAGAACCTGTCCTTCCTCCCATCTAAATAATCCCCCGTAAATTTATTATCTAACTAATTATATGAACGCAATAACAACCGACACTAGATTTAAGAATATAGAATCTTTAATTAATAAATATCCTATTGAGGATATAGACACATCAAAAATAAAAAAAATAAAGGAAGCATATCAAGAATATACCCCTAAATATTCTATTATAAATAAAACATTAAAAATAAGAGATTCAGAATTTTATGATGTATCGATATTATACGAAATTAATACATTTAAAAATTATATTTTTATAAATGAACCATTAATAGATATTAAAATAGTTTATAAAAATAAACCATCTGATAAATTAATTAATAAAATCTATAGTATTGTAAGACTATTTCAGAAATTATATGAGAATAAAAAGGTGGTCGTAACAATAGCATTATCTTCATCAAAGAGAATCCTTACAGCACCAATAATTAAATCAGTAAATGTAAATGGTGGGCAAACTGATTTAGATCAAATTGAAGTCTTTCGAGAAGAAGAAGTTTTAAAAGTTTTAATGCATGAATTATGTCATTATTTTAAATTAGATTGTGGTGATATTAATAAAAAACAAGAACCATTAATGAATAAATTTAATATTAAAACACCTACTTATTTATCTGTTCAAGAAGCATTTACAGAATACCTAGCAATGTTACATCATATTGCTATAATCAGTCATTACACTAATATAGCAATCAAATTAATTTATCATTATGAGAAGATGTGGAGTTTATATCAGGTATGTAAGATATTAAATCATTATAAGATGAAAAAGTTTGGAGATTTAAAAAATAAAAAAATGGTTCAAGGTACTAATGTATTCTCTTATTATATTATAAAGTTTTTCATTTTATATACCATGGATAATAAGTGTTCTGTTACTAATTTAAGTAATATTTTAGATAATAAAAAGATTATTAATATGATAGATGAAAATATGAATATGAAATTTGATAAGTGTATGCGAATGACTTTGTTTGATTTACTGGTGTAGGATTCACCGTTAAAGGTTTGTTAACCAACTATAAACGGCAAACTATAAACGGCAAACCATAAACGGCCAACTATAAACGGCAAACTATAAACGGCAACCCATAAACGGCCAACCATAAACGACCAACCATAAACAACCAACCATAAACGGCCAACCATAAACGGCCAACCATAAACGATCCAACTATAAACGGTCAACCAACAACGGCCAACTATAAACGACCAACCATAAACAACCAACCATAAACGGTCAACTATAAACGGCCAACTATAAACGACCAACCAACAACGACCCAACTATAAACGGCCCACCATAAATAGCCAACTATAGAGGGTCCACTATAAACGGTATACCAACTTTAACTTTAATATGTTAGTCGTAAAAATAAATATATAATTATATTTTTATTTTTATTTTTTTATAAATTAAT